TAACAGTTTTGTTGCTAAGGAGAAACCAGACGTTGGTGTGTTTCTACAAGAGTGGTTGTCGCTCTATGAATCCAAGTCGGGAGAGCGTGGCATCTTTTCAAGAACCGCATGTGAGAACCAAGCGGAGAAGTATGGTCGGCGTGATCCCAAGCATGAGTTCGGGGTGAACCCATGTTCGGAGATAATATTACGATCAAGAGAGTTCTGTAACTTGACAGAGTGCGTGGTGCGTGAACAAGATACACCAGAGACTCTGAAAGAGAAGTTGCGTTTGGCAACGATCCTTGGCACCATTCAAGCCACATTGACCAACTTCAAGTACATTGGTAAGAAGTGGAAAGAGAACTGTAATGAGGAGCGATTGCTTGGCGTATCGTTGACTGGCATCATGGATAACGTTTACACCAACGGTCGTAAGGGTGACTTGGCAAAGATGCTTGAAGGTTTGCGCGAGCACTCTGTTGCCGTCAACAAGGAATGGGCAGCAAAGATTGGCATCAATCAAGCAGCAGCAGTTACATGTGTGAAACCGTCTGGAACAGTATCGCAACTTGTCGATAGCGCATCTGGCATTCATGCTCGCCATGCTCCTTACTATGTCCGTACCATACGAGCGGATAAGAAAGACCCCTTGGCACATCTTATGGTGGACATGGGATTTCCTGCGGAGGATGACGTAACCAAACCAAACCATACACTTGTCTTCTCGTTTCCAATGAAGGCACCGCAAAACGCTATATATAGGAAAGACCTATCTGCGATTGAACAGTTGGAGATTTGGTTGACCTATCAGCGTCATTTTTGTGAGCATAAGCCGTCAGTAACCGTAACAGTGAAAGAACACGAATGGGTAGAAGTTGGTGGCTGGGTGTATAACCACTTTGATGAGATGAGCGGTGTTTCATTCCTACCATATTCTGACCATGTATACAAGCAGGCACCCTATCAGGATATTGAGAAAGAGGAATACGACGAGTTGATAAAAAAGATGCCTCATCAAGATTCGGTTGACTGGTCTCTACTACAACACTATGAAAAAGCAGACACCACCGTAGGCACGCAAGAATTGGCTTGTGTTAGCGGTGCCTGTGAGATGGCGTAAATATGACCAAGGAAGTAGAAAAGCATACCTGTCCATATTGTGAGTCGGAGTACAAGTTGATTTTTGATCGAGAGTTGTCGATGGGTATGCCGAGATTTTGTCCATTTTGTGCGGCAGAGACTTACGACGATGACGTTCACTTTGAGGAGCGCGACGATGAATAGTAATTGGAACTTTTGGAACTTCTGGAGACTGAAACCAAAGGAGAAGCCAAAAGAGAAAAAGGACAAAGAAGAAGACAAGAAAACCGGAGGAAACTAGAATGGGGTTTTTTGAAGAAATTTTTTCAGGACAAGCAGGGGGGAGCGTTCACCCAGAAAGATTCTTTGACGCATATGGATGGGACTATGGCAAGGTTCCCGTCAAGAAAGATACACTAATCATCGGTTCTGGGCATGGTGCTCATTTCAAGCGCAAGTTCGTAGTGGACCAAACACTGAGAGATACCGTTACAAACACAATGGCAGCGGCAACTGATGCTGCTACCGAGCGCGATGCCGTATTACAAGTTCTGGCAACCATGGAAAAATCCTATGGCGAGGCACTTGGCATCAAGGATCGTGCCGGAACAAGTTTCACAGGATCGGGCAACCCAACTCAAATGGATTGTGTTGATGAAGCATGGAACGCAACTGTTGTTTTGCTTTGGCTAGAAGAAAATGGATTGTTGAAGTTCCATCGTGTGCGTGAGCCACTTGCCAAGTTCGGTTTGACCAAGTGGAATCACTATGCTGCTATTATCGAAGACCTCGATACTCGCGTTCGTTGGGCAATCGATACTGGTGTTCGCGATATGGGTGGTCTGGGAACAATCGAAGACGCACAGACTTGGTATGAATAGCATAAATACTCCTACGGGAGTATGCTATGTGGATTTACAAAGGTCGAGAGGTTGGTGACGAGGACGCAGTTGGTTATGCGGCATTCGTCTATATCATCACCAACCTTGAGACCGGAAGAAAATACATCGGAAAGAAGAACCTTCACTTCACTCGATCAAAAAAAGTCAAGGGTAAGACCAGACGCAAGCGCGAGAAGAAACCGAGCGACTGGAAAACCTATTGGGGCTCAAACACCACACTGATCGCTGACGTTACAGAACTGGGCGAGGATAAGTTCAAGCGTGAGATTCTCCACTTTTGTAAAACTCGTGGCACTGCCAATTATCTAGAAATGAAAGAACAGATTATAAATGAAGTTCTAGAAAACGATGGTTGGTACAATGATCAGATTCGCGTCCGCGTTCACCGATCCCATTTGAAAAATCTGTAACATTATAACATGCGACCGTATGCCGCATGGCTATGGGTTCCCTTGTGTGGTAGGGTTACGGCACTGGTATATTCTCCCGCAATCGGAAAGGATGTGAACGGATGAAAAAGGCTGTTCAAGTTGAACTGACGAAGCAAGAGCAAAGGGACCTTGCCAAGGGCTATACGATCATCACAAGCTACAAGACGCCCAAGGGTAAGACGGTCTGGCTAAACGTATCTGCCAAGCGGGACATCATGTTATCAAAGTAAGCGCGTCGTGTAAGAGTATCGAAACATGAAAACGGAGAACAATCATGAGAACGATGACTCTTGTAGGATTAGTCGTGCTTGCGTTAGCAGCGTGTCGTAGGGAAGTGCCATATGAGTCTGTCTACGAAACAGACTATGACCGGTACTATAACGGTGGGGATACCTACTATCCTCCCCAGCGCTATCCTATCAAGTGAATGTGTGTGGGGAAGGTTATTGCCTTCCCCACTTTTTCGACATCAGATTTTAGGGTGAAGAAATGGCAAGACATCATGTAACTAACATTTCCCTTTGGCATAACAATCACAAAGGCACCGATCATATGTGGGTGTTGCCAAGCGACATCGGTCTGGAAAACGGTATACCAGCGGATAACTATCCCGAGTTCATAGATATTTCTGGTAAGCAAGGTGCCGTGTTCAGGTGGAAACGTTCTGGTGTGGTATCCAAGTTCATATCTAACAGTGAGCGTCGTTGTCTTGAGTATGAGTGTGATGAGAATCCTCATGAGTTGAGACCCAGTGTTTATGAGATCAAACTCTATCTAATACTGAGGTCCTGATCATGACTGGAATAGCAATGGCAACTACTATCGAACAGTGGAACAACAATAAGAAAGGCACACTCTATATGTGGGCACGTCCTCGCGACCTTTGGACATCGTATCAGGAATATCTCGTGCCCGACGAGATAGAAGTGATGGGGAAAAAAGAAACCCATGTATGGAAGCAACAAGGCAAAAGGCGCAAGGAAGTGAATGGCGTGTGGCAGGATTGTATATTATACATTCCCAAGCAGCGAGATAGTCAGGATTACTATTGGTTACCAGATTTGTATCTGGTCTATTAAATGAGAAGTGAGGACACTATGAAAGCCTATAAAAAGTACATGAAAGCGGTTCGTGGAAAAATAGACACTGGCGGTCCCTTTGGTTGGGATTGCTATGGTATGGAAGCGCGTTTTTTTGATGCCAGAGGACCTTATGGTTGGGATGCTTCGATGGTGGCAGACCCAGTAACTCAGGAGGTTTATGAAATCTCATTGACGCATGATGAATCCAATACAGCGCTGCGTTGGATCAATCCCAAGTACATCGCGGCATTCAAAGCCGAGAATAGAGAGAAGGGCTTCAATTGGAAGCAATCATGGGATGACGTTGAATACGAAGCGGTGAGCAAGAAGGAAATTCTCAGAGAGATCAAGAATGCTTTTATAGGTAGGTGGGAAGTGGAGATTCGAGAGCCACAGGACACTCTTCAAGTACCACAGGATTACGAGCCTATCGAGATTAAAGACACTCACGAATATGATGATGGCAGTCTAGGTATTACTTACAGCCTTCAACCACCTGTTGCCGAAGCAATCATCAATGATTGGCTTAGGAATGCTCTAGCGGAGAAAGCGAATGAAGTTATCGCAGAAGCAGAGGAAAGCGAAAGAGTATCACGAGAACTGGCTGAGAAAGAAAGG